TGCTTGTGTGAAAGTGAGCATAAAATATTTAATACGCCTTTGAATATGGCGAATATCCGCATCGCTGTAATCGTTGACGGTTGCATATCCTAAATGTTTTGTTTTTACATTTACAAAATCTTTTGCCCATTTATAAAAATTAGAATATTCCTTAAAGGGCGAACTATCGGACAATTGTAAAGAGTGGAACCATTGTGAGTGGCTCTCGGGGGTTGGTGTTCCAGATAGCAATATCATAGGCAAGTGACTATATTTTGCCCTTGCATCTTTTTGATACTTCGACGGCTTCGGGTATGCGCTAAACCCGTGGAACTCATCGTAAATAATTAAATCAAAATCTTGGTCCACCTTATGCAAACTTTCTTTATTGATAATCGTTAACTTAAAATCAAATCCAAAATTGTCAAAATCCCATTGAATAGAACTAAAAGCCTTAATCTTTGTCACAAACAGTACAGACTTCGCCCCGTAATTCTGTGCGGTTTGAAGTGCTGTTAATGTTTTGCCAGTTCTGACTTCAAAAGCGTAAACTACTATGTTTAAACGTTGCAAAATCTCACATCCTTCTTTAGCTAATCTAACCTGATAATCTCTAAGTTTCATAATTAAAATATTACTTCGTCGTTAATATCTTCTTTACTTTCAAATCCAGATACTGAAAATTTACGAATACCTCCGTTAGTGGTATCTTCTCGTTTCCATTGTTTGTAGTCAAAATACATACCTAACCATCGACCAAACCAACTAATATTCATTTGTCTTGGAACCTCTCGAGTTCCATCAGCATAGCTTTGCATTATTTCCTTCGTGGTGTAAAAATGATCTGACTTCCAAAGGTATTCATTCTCACAAAAATCATAAAAATCTTCACAAGTATTGGCTATTAATTTTTTAGTTTTACCTGTTTTCAATTCAGAATAAATAAGTCCGTGTTTAAAATACTTTTGAATATTTGAAACCATATAAGAAAAAAAACAATCCCATTCTTGCTTATTCCAACCAGTGAAAAATAGCTTTCCAAACTCATTCACAGGCTTATATTTTTTAGAATAATGCCTGTAAAGTTCTATTTCTACTTTTCGGGCATCGTGTGAATCACCAACTCCAGAAAGGATATAGTTTGAAGTAAACAATATCTTAGGACTTGTTTCAAAAGGAATTTCAATAGGTTGCAAGTTCTTTTTATTCAAAACTAAATTTCCTGTTATAATACTGAAAAGTGTTTCAAATTTAAAAGAACGCTCCATATCGTCAAAGCAAATTATATTATCGTCTAAATTTATTGTTTGGTATGGAAACTGTCCTTTGTTATTAAATTCTTTACCATTCAAAGTAACCAGCTTTCTGCAGTTACCGAGCGCCTTTGAAATTAAAGTTTTACCAGTACGACCGCTTGGATTGTCGTTTAATGTTTCATCATAAAACACAATAGCCAAACCTTCATCAGACTTCTTATAATTGTTCAAAAGGTAACCAATAGCGCACTCAACAATTAAAGACCGTTTTTCATCTTTATTTGAAACGTTGTTTATAAATGTTTCAAAGTCTGACTTATCATTTGTAAAAGTAAAATTATGTGGTATTATATTTTTCTGCCAAACAAACCCACCGATATTAATATAGTCGATTATTTCGGTTTTATCTTCAGTGACTTTTAAAACACCATTTAAAAAAAACAAATAACTTTCAATTTCATTATCCCGAACCATTGCCAAATCTTTTGTAGCTAAATGGTTAAGATAGTTTTCAGAAAATTTAGTAGTTGATTTTGCAAAGAAATTATAAACATTCATATCAACCTCGACAACGTGGTTTAAAACAAAGTCTTTTATATGCACTTCATTTACTTCATTCATTATATTATTATAAACCTTTACAAAAGTAAATTCTTTATCATTTAACTGAACTTTGTAAAAACCTCTGTTTTCTAAAAATAATTTAAATTTATAATCATTCAATGATAGTTTACCGTTTTTATCAGTATCCCAAAATATTAAAAAATCATCTTCAAAATCAAAGTCTATTATTTCATCAATATCGCCATCGTTCAATCCTTCTTTGCGAAATTCTTTTTTCGCTTTCTGAACCCCCTTTTTTAAAATTTCGTTAGCCTCCCTAATTTTATTGTCATCCACTAAAACCATAGTGTCAAACTCATTAGTCAATTTGTAACCTGACTTTATAATGTTTTCTAACTCTGAATCATTCAATCCAGCAGAATAGTAATTCTTAAATAAAGACAAAGCCTCATCTTTTTGCATTCCCGCACGGTTTAAACCACACGCTAATTTAAAAAGATTGTTGTTTCTTTCTCCAGCATTTAATGTGAATTTTCGATTAAACCATTTTATTATAACATCTACTTTTTTATTAGTATCTACAATTTGAAAATGTTTAGGATAGTTTGTTTTTTGTGCGACCTCTGTGTATTCTTTCATTAAAACCCAAACTTTTGAATTTTCATTTATGAATAAATCGGGATCATAAGACTCATAGCAAACCCTTGAAACATCTTTTGTTTTCACATCTAAAAAAGAATCAAACGTTTCACAAAGAGCCTCGTAGTATTTTCTATGATTATGCACCTCGTCAGGGATTTTAACGATAGCTTTAACTCCATTTCCTGAAGGACTTATAAAAGCCGAGTAAATATATTCGTTATCCTGTAAGCTATCACGTAAACAAACAGCATCGTCAAACGTTCCCACATCGTCAAAATCTAAACAAGCAAACCCTGAATGTTTAATAATATTTTTAGCTGCACGTCTTGAAAATTCACCAGAAAAGCAAACTGATTTTAATTTACCTTTTGATTCATTCCTTTTGCTTTTATCGGATTGGTTTCTAATATCGTCTATTTTTGACTTATTAGAGCCATCTTTAAAAGAAAATAACACATCATTAATCTCTTTGTAGAAAGGATTTTCTACGTCTGTTATTTTTGAAAATATAGTTACCATAGTCTTTATTTTTTACTATAAAGAAAAAAGTAAATATCTCCAACTTGATTTGTAAATTCAAAACTAATTTCAAACATTTCAAAATCAAATTCAATATGATTAGGGATTGAATCATCATACCCAATAGATTGCATTAAATAATTAAATGCTTTTTTGTGAATTGTTTTTTGACTTTCCCTGCTTTGGAAGTCCTTATCGAACTCTTCTTTGTTAACAATAAATAATTTCATAATAAAGGAATAAATTAATAATACACAAATATATAAATAAAAACAATACAAAAAACAAAACAGCAAAAAAAAGCATAAAAAAAAATGCCTGCACCTTATTTTATTAGGTCTAACGTATAAAAAAACAGCAAAACAGCATTTTTTTACTTTTCTGACTGAAAAATATTTTTTTACATACTTTTATAAATATATATAAGGATATAGCGTTTTTGTTGTGTTTTGCTGTTTTAGTGTTTTAATTAAAAAAAGGTCATTTATTTCAATCCTTTAGGATTGAAAATAAAAAAACCACCCCTTTCGAGGTGGTTCAGCCTTACCAGAGCCTTTATATTAAAATTCTAAATCATCTTCATCGATTACATCTGAATCAATTGCATCAATAACAGGCTCCGCTTTTACAAGATACGCTTTTAAATACGTTTCTAAAATAGCGAAAGCATCGTCTGCCATTGTATTCTCGTTTTCTGATAAAGACTTGTCAAACTTAAAATATGGAGTGTAATACTTTACAGCTCCTTTTTTGCCCTCAATTGCACTTTCAACCGTTACCCATTCCTCTGGAAGTCTTGATCTACCTTTTTGAGTAAAATCACCCCAAGATTGGCAAGAAGCCCCCTTAAGTTGCAAATTAGCCAATGACCCATCCTCGAGCATAATATAAATTGATTTCACATAGTGCGCACCCGCTGCTTTTACTTTTTCTTTAATGTCCGAATAAAGACCTTTTGCAATTTCGTTACCTTTAAAAGGCTTTACGGTTAACGGCTCTTTACTGATGAATTTCACCTCGTTAGAATAAATCGCCGATTGGCAGGAATCAGACCAACCTTTCACGGTGTGCAATTCATCGAGTGCAAGGAATCGGAAAGGTAAAGGGATTGGAACGTTGACTTTGTTTTCTTTGTCGTAAAATGAAAAAGCTTTTTCGTTTGATTTCCAGTCAATGAATTTTGTAGCTGGATTACTCATAGGCATTTCAAATGCCCTTCTTCTGTTTGATGTTGTATTCATTTTTATATAATTTTTAGAACTTCCAATGACGGGGCGGAAGCCTTACCCCTGTTATTATGATTTTGTAAATATAGTTAAAATTTAATTGCCACACTACTTTTACGCGGACTAATTGAAACTTTCGGAACTTGATTTCCATAAGCATCGAACGTATCTTGTTTCTGTGCCATTTTCAGCTGTTCGGTACGGGCGTCTAAATCAGCCTTAATCGTCGACCATATTTCATCGTCTGCATAATTTACGGTATTGCCACCATTTACGGGAGAAAATTCAACGCCTAAAATAACCTGCTTTTCCACGTCGATAATATGACTTCTAAACTTTGCCATCGCACTTGAAACAACTTGCTCCAAACGGGCTAGATTTGCCCCTAATTGCATAATATCGCAACTCCCATCGTCCAAAACGGATTGAATTAGTTGCTCTCCAGTTTTAACAGCATCTTTCTTTGTAAAAGTGCTGTCATACATAGCCGTCATTTCCTCGGCTCTCATTTCAAAAAATTGTAATTTGCTCATAATTTAGTTTTTTAATTGGTTTAAAATAAAATAGGGTGTTGTTTTGTCAACGCTTCTTTTGAAAATCCAAACTCTTCAATGTCTTTTAAATGCTGATATTCTTCATCAATCCAAGCATTAGATAATTTGCAAAAATCTTTTTTAATTTCAAAACCGAAACATTTTCTTTTCAATCTTTGACCTGCAATTAAAGTAGAACCACTACCAGCGCAAGGGTCTATCACTACATCTCCCTCATCCGAAAATATTTCAATTAATTTTTTTAAAAGCATCAATGGTTTTTGAGTAGGGTGTATTTTTTCGCTTTCATTATCTCTTGGCCAGTCAAGACAATTAAAAATCATTTTGCCTTTATTGTTAAATTTTGGCAAACGCTCACGATAAAATACAAGTGCATATTCACAATTTCCTACTATTTTCATATTTGCTTTTAAAACTTGCGCACTGAAATTTTTCCTAAATACTAAATTTATGTAGTTATTCAATCCGTATCTTTTTGCCAGTTCAATTAAATACATTTGTTGGTCAAACGCGCAAAAAACAATCATACAAGGCGCATCGCTTTTTTGTCTTGCTTCGCCATCAACTTTTATTTTTTTTGTTTCTGGTCTTAACATTGTGCTACAAAAGTGCATAAATTCTGCGGGTCTAAAATCTTTGTCAGTATCAAAAAAATCTTTCCCTGCCAATTCGCTTTCTCCTTTCTTATTGTCTCCATCTTTATACCAAGAGGGATTTGAAGCATAAGCATTATTTCCTAAATTATAAGGAATATCCGCTATAATCAATTGCGCTTTTGGAATTGCATAGGTTTTAAAGTTTTGAAAATGATTGTTAAATAATTGGGCTTTTTTCATAATATTTAGTTTTTTAATTGGATACAAACTTATAAATAATAAATACACTTTGTACATTATTTAACTTTTTTTTAACTAAAATAATTTTTGTTGTGCCACGTGGTTATGCCCTTGGTCTTTTCTTAAAATGTCTATTGTTTCGTATAGTGATTTCATAGTTTATTTATTTGTTGTTTCACTTCATTCCAAAAGTCGCTGTAATTAGACATCTTTTCTATTTTATTAACCGTTGCCAAAGCGCATTTTTTAGCAATTGAAGTGCAAAGAATTTCGTTACCGCATTCTGTATCCGCATTCATCAATATCATACGATATTCATTTATTAAATTTTCAGCTTCTCTTTTCGGTGTCATAATGTTTTTTTGTAAATTTCTAATATTTTTTTTGCTTCTCCGTATTTTAATGCAATCATAAATAAACTATTATGATAAAATTCCAAAACTTCAATAGCAAACTCCTCTGCTATTTCCACACATTGTTCTTTTGTTTCCTCAATTTCGTTTCTGCCTAAATCGTGTCGCATTATTGGATTGTCGAATTTATCTTTTAGTTTCATTTTTGTAGATTTTTAATAGTTGATTTGTTGTTCCTTTTGAGTGTTCATTTTTCCAAAAATGCACACCTTGAATTGATTCATTGTACAATACATAATGATTTCTTGCCAACCACTCCGCAAAAAACCTTTGCTGTTTTTTTTCCATTTCTAACGCTTGTTCAATGTGTTTCTTGAAATCTAGAGTACAATTCTCAATTCCTCCAAAATGCTTATCTATTAACCATTCTACTGCTGTTTTCATAATTTCTCAAATATTCGTCGCACACAATACCCTCTCAAAATAGAAACGATAAAGAATACGGCAGTTATTATTAAATTTTGTGTAAACGATACGGGAATACCCAATATCGGATATAGTACCACCTGAAGCACTATTGAAGTTGCAAGCCCAATGATCGTCTGTACGGTGCTCTCAACTAAAGATTTTTGTTTTGATTGTTTCATTTTTAAAATGGCGTTTTAATTTGTTTAGGCATTAATTCTTTGTACTCTTTTTTAATCTTTTCTTTTATCGCTTCACGAATAAAATGCCCTACATCAACATTGTAAGACTTCATTTTTTGAAGCGTTTTTAATTGACTTTCTGAAATTCGGATTACTTTTACTTTTGTATATAGCTGCATAATTAAAAAATTATAGATTCTATTAAATCAGTCACTTGTTTTCTTTTTTGTATTTCTTTTTTACACTCAAATACTTTTTCTAAATTTAAAATACAATTCAATCCGTTTTTACCAATTGCTGAATAAAGTAATTGATAATATCGTTCTTTGTTATTTAATTCAGATATTTCACATTCACATATTATTTCAAACTTGTGATTTTCAATTCCGTATTTTAAAAAAGACCTGTTTAACAACACTTGACCTTTCGCTAAACTTCTTTTGTATTCTTTAAACCTTCTTTCAATATTCACACTTTGACCAATATATACTTTTTTACTCGGACTTGTTATTTTATATATTCCTATCATAAATCAAAGATACGAAAAAAATCCTTATAACCTTTGTTTTTGTTAGTATTTTAGCCATTTTGTAATACATTTATAAGTGTTAGCGAATAGTTAGCGGATATACTCGAATAGTTTTTCAGTAGAACATTTGTTCCCACCAATCTGACCATTTGCTGATAATGAAGATTTAGCTTCTTTTTTCCAGATACATCTAAAATCACTCGGAGCATTGTATTCTGAAATAAAAACTGAATGTCCTTCAGTAGTTAATTTTCGTGCATAATCCCAAAATTCTGAATGATTAAATCCTTTTGAAGTTGAATATTGCTTTGTATTCTCATAAGGAATATCACAATAAACAATACTGTTATCAGGAATAACCACTTCTTTATAATCCATATTTACAAAGTCAATTCCGTTTAATTTTGGAATTTGCTTTTCAATATTGCTAATTGCTTCTTTGATATAGTCTCTAACCGTCCCAATTTTAGTATTTGATGTTCCAGAATACCCACCATCAAAAAATCTTCCGTTCGCTGAACCCATCCAACCAATCCATCCAATCATAAAATCATCCATTTCCATAGTATGATTAAATGAATTTTCTTTGCCATTATAAACATCTCTTGCTACATTGTACAAGTCTTTTGATATTTCAGTTGGTCTATTTCTTTTTTCTTGCAAACCTTTAAACATTTCAATAAGATGTTTGTTTTTGTCATTTGCTATTCTGTTTCCATCAACTAATGAAACTACATTTGCACCGCCTGTAAATAAATCAACAAAATATTGATTTGGTAATCTGTTTTTTAATATTATCGGCAAAATATCTTTAGTAAATCTTGCCTTACTTCCCATATATTTCATTCACGTTTTCGTTTTAAAAACCCGTACATCCGCTAACATCGGTTATGCAAGATTTGGGTATTTGGTTTAATTTAAAGTTCAGTTTGTATCTGTTATTATTTGGCTATATCGGAGTTTTTGGCTTCTTTAATCCCAAACCTCGCATAGCCGAGAACCGTTATAGCCAATACTACTTTTGTGCTTCGTATCAGCATTTGTGAGAAAAGAATTTAAAAAATCCCTCCCCACTGTTCTGCAAAAGCCTGTGCCATACCTTCAAATGTTTTACTTCTTAATGTTTGTCGTTCCTCTTTTGTCTTTGCGTTTTTCAAAGCATCTGCATACCATTTAGGATGTGATTTGCCCGAAGCAAAAACAGTTCTTTCTCCTTTTCCTACAATATTGGTAGGTAACAACAAAGGCAAGTTTTTAAGCCATAAGCAAGTCGTTTTCGTTGCTTCATCCCCAAAAATATAAGGTTGTACAATTTGGTCAGGCTTTTTCCATCTACTACTCAATAATCCTACTGGGTTTTCAATGGCTATATGTTTTATATCTGCATTGTATAAAGCTTTTACAAATTCCACGCTATCCAACATATCTTGTCGTCTGTTTGGGTATTTTGGATGTGGTCTGCGTTCCTCAAATGGTAAAGCCTTATCTTCGGGGTTTGATAGCCATTGAACACCGCTACCTGTTAAAAATGTGCAAGGTGGATGTGCAACCATTAAATCCCACCCTTGATTTATTACCTCGAAAATATCACACTGGAAATGCCATTCAGGATGCCCACCGCTACAAGGCAATAAATCGCACGAAAACGCTTCGTGTCCTAATTTTCTAAATGCTTTTGTTGTTGCCTGACTTTCTTCACAGGCTATTAAAATTCTTGCCATCGCTTATTTTTTAAATTCTTTTTTATTTCTTCGATTAAAGTTTTGTACTAATTAAACCGTACTGGCTATAACACGTGCTATAAGCAAGTTTGCCAATAACATTTGTGCTAAATTTGAACATTTCTGCAAGGCAAACCTGCTCATAGCACCATACGTTATAAGTAATACTACTCTTGGTCTAAAGAATATATTATCATTCTTTTAGTAATATCAGTGTTTTTCCAATCAACCAATCTTGTAATTCCAAAAATAGTAACCCTATCTCCTTCTTTAAAATCAAACTGTTCATCAAAAATTATATAAACATCTTGATTTTCTTTATCCAATACATAACCATATTCTTTATAATATTCTTCGTAATGTTTAAAGCATTCTTCTAAACCTCCATTGTATAGAAAGATTTCTGAATTTATTAAAAATTTTGTTTTCATAATCCGTACTACTTATAACAGCAATTACACGCTATTGCTATATTGTGATTAATTTAATATTCAGTTTATACCTTTCAATTTCGTGTTAAACTGAAAGGTATTTTTGTACTTTTACGCAACATCGTGTACTTGCATAACGTTAGGAGCAAGCTTGCGTGTCGAATAAACCAACCTGCATTATTTTATGAGAATTGTCTATTTCTAAAGCTCTGTTTAAAATATGTAAAGCTAATTCAGAATTTACACAATTTCTATCTTCTAACTTCTTGCTGTGTGCGTGTTTTGAAGTTCCTACATATTGTTTCATCATTGTTCCTACTTCTGCTTTAGGCAATTCTATTTTTGGAATTGTAAAGTTTGACCACAAATAATGCCTACCAATTTCAGCAGTTGGTGGGATAAAATATTCGTAATAACTTATAACATTTTCAACACAAAATTTTCCTTTAAAAAACGCTTTTAAGAAAATTATTTCCTGCCATAATTCCATTTTTGGATAACGAGAATTTGTTATATAGTTTATAAAATAATTTGCTCTTGAATGAGTTTGACAAGGTGGTGAAGTCCAAATAAAATCATACTCTGAATAATGGTCTAATAAATATTGGTGTGCATCGGCTACAATTACATTATCGTTTGGATAAAGTTCTTGATACATTTTAGCGATTTTTGGTTCAAATTCTACAGCAGTTATTTCGTGGTCGTTTCCCCATAATTCTCTGTTACCTCCTTTTCCTGCGTATAAGTTTAATATTTTCATAATTCATTTTTTTAGTTTATAAAAAGCCAGCTCCTAACATCGGTTTGAAAGCAATGGCAAAATATGTGGTAAAATCACGTTTATCTTTCGCAAGAAATTCAGTAGTAACGGAAAATTTACGTTTCCGAAGTTTGCCACTGCTTCAAGCCGAGAACCGTTAGCAAACAGCTACACAACTTTACGGTTAAAAGTACGCTGATAGTAATTATTAAATTCATTCTCCATACTTATACCTTCTTTTCCGCCTCTATCAATTGCTATATTTACCATATCAATTGCTACTTTTTCATTTTGTTCTAATTCCTGTTCTAACATCCATTGTCTATTTTCTTTGAACCAATCTAAAAAATGTTGTCCATCCATTAAATCAAAGTTGCTAATCACATTTTGTAAAAGTGTATTTTTCATAATTCTGAATATTAAAAGCCGATTTGCTAACACTGCATAACAGTAATTTAGGTATTAGGCTTGATTTATAATTTGTATTGTACTTGTAATCTTGGTTTTTAACTTCGATAGATTAGGCTCACTTTTCCTAAACTACTGTTATGCTTTAACGTTAGCGGTAATTTTAGACCGACATAGATTTAGCACTCATAATTGCCATTTCACACGACCATACTTGACGTTTTAATATTTTTACTCGTCTTTCGTTTCGCTTAATAAAGTTTTCTAATGCTTCTTTTTTAGTTGGGTAAGCAAACCTTTTTTTTGATGTTTTTGAAACCCAATGAGCTTGATCTCTTAATTTACCTTCACCTAAACCTCCATAACCTATCCAATAACCCTTTGGCGTTTCTTTAAATAGATTATACGTTCTTAATTCTACTTTAGGGTTAGGAATTTTAGGTGCTTCATATTCTCCATCAACACCTAAAGAAGCATACTCAACGGCTTCGTAACGAAAAAAACTACCGCTAACATCGGTTTTGCAATAGTGGGGCTTTTGTGCTATATCAATCATTTGTATTTCTATTTAAGTTTAGTTGTGGGTTGAAAATTTGAGCCTTGAAACCCCACCATCGCAAAGCCGCAACCGTTAGTAGCTATGTTACTCAACAACGTAAATAGAAGTTGGGCGATTGTAATTTTTAACTTCTCCTAATTCAATTGTATAATCGGGGGTTAAGCCTATATTTGGTTTTTCATATGTCTTAACTGCGTAATGTATTTGGCATCCTGCAATTATAACGTGGTTTTTTTCGCCACTAACTTTCGCAAACCAGTTAGAACTTCTAACATTTGTTTTTATTCCTAAAATAGCATCGCTTACTATTTCAACTTCACCCCAAACGGATTTATATTGTTTTCCATCTGCTCCGTAAAACCAAGCATCGGTGGTAATTAAATATTTTCCTTGCATAATTTATTGATTTATAGTTTTATAAAGTCGTTCAATTTTTAAATAATTCATCACTATTTTTCGCCATTCTTTCATAGCTTTAACGTGGTCTTTTGTATATTCCAATCCACTCGGACAAAAACAAGTAAAAAAACTCGTTTGGCAATATTGCTGTTTTTGTGGTTCGTTCACATTTCTGGATTAAATTCTTTTCTTAAAATCGTGTCTATCTTATGTGAAATTTCATTAAAATAAGTCGATTTCTGAACCGTTGCCGTGTTTGCCACGCTGTTATTCAATTCCTCGCAAAATTCGATTAAATCAGCTTTTAATTTAACCATTCGCGGTGTTGTTGGTTTCAGTTCATCAAGGTTTTCTAACATCAAATTTGAAAGGCAGAATAGCTTGTGGATCTGGATGTTTTTTCTTTTTGGATTCATAGTTTAGTTATTTGTTGTTTTGTAATTCATTTTTGACTCGATTATATAAAATCCGTCTTTAATTTTCACGTCTATAAGTTTCGGATTAATTCTTGTATAGCCATTCATATTTTTGTCTTTCAACCTTTTGGCTTGTTCCTTGGTGTATTTCATATCTTGAAATTTCCATTGTTACCGAATAACTGAAAACTAATCCAGTCAAAAATTTTTTCTAAAAATTTTTTCATCGTTTTTCTAATTTTAAAGTTAAATCAAAATTTTCGTTAAATGCAATCACTTCTAAATTAAAGAGTGATATGTTTCGTTTGCCGTTTGTCCAGTCATAAATCCTATATGTTTTGTAACCGTGTTTCTCAGCAAATTGTTTTTTTGTCAACCCCGATTTTGCAATCAGTGATTTTAAGATTTCGTTTCGATTCATTTAATTGATTTTGTTAAATGCGTTGGTAACTTGTTCGTGATTGTTCAAATATACATTTCCAGTTTTCAAAAGCCATTCATAAAATCTGTTTACATTTGGCTCCACCACTTCAGGCTCTATAACTTCAATATTTAAAATCTTTTCCATTTCTTTGAAAGTCAATCCTCTCATTAGTCTATTAATTTCCATAGTTAAAACATTCCGTTAGTTTATAAATACTAAATCTTTTTGTTTGGTCTAATCGCACCAGTGAGTAGGCAGTTCCAACTGTTAATTCGGTGAAAAAATGCTTTGATTGCAATTCATCCGTTAAATCTTGTGTACTACTTGGATATAGTTCACTTTCTAATCTTAATAATTCGGCAACCTCTGGGGTTAATTTTTCAAATAGTGTTTTCATAATTTTGTAGTATTTCGTTTTTTTCTGTTATTTCGTCGTAGTTTAAATTTTCAATTCTTTCTAATTCAGCCAGTCGCTTTAAATTAGATATGTGCCATTTTGTAATAGTACATTGATTTTTAAATTGTCTTTTATAAAATCCCAATTCATCAAAATCATTGTCTACTTCTCCCTGATTTGCAGGATTTCGAGTGTCAAAAGTTCCTGTAATGTAGTCGTCTAATTCCATAACTTTTTAGTTTAAAATTTCAGCACGTCTCTCATTGTATCTTTCTTGGCTTTCTTTACCAAAAAATATATTTTTTGGAGCAAAATATTCTCTTACCTCTTTAACTGTAATTAAAGAATAATCAAGATTATTTTTGTTTGCAAATTTTTGAGCAAATTCTAAAGTTGTGAAATTTCTGTTTGTGATTGTGTAAATAGTTTTCATAATTTTTTAGTTTAAGATAAAAACTTCGTTGTTGTTATCTGAGTACAAATATACAACCTTTTTTCAATTACAATACATAAAGTACTAATTTTAACATAATTTTAACACTTGTATATAAAAAAATACCATTTTGCTGGTGTTAACAAAATGGTACAATTAGTTATTTATACTTCCAAATTAAATACCCAATAAACGGGATTAAGAGCCAAAGCAAAGGCAAGAATGGATTTGATTTTCTTTCTAAATCTTTTTTAAATTCTTGCTTTTTAATGGCGATTACAGCCTTTGTTTCCTGTTTACTTAAATCCCTAACAGTTTCTTTTGCATCTATTTTTGTTTCAATTTTACGGTTTAAGATTTTAACTTTTGCATTTTTAAAACTTTTACCGTTTATGATTATAGCTTTCGAGGTGTCAATTGGTGTTATTTCAACATCGTTACTCTCATCGTTTATAACCGTGTGGGTTTCTGTTTTAGTTTCAATATCTTTATTATCCTTTGTAGATTGTTCTGTTTTAGTTTCTTCTTTATTATCCGTTTTTTTCACTTTACGAACTCCGCAACTTGAAAAAATAATAATAACCAATAGAAATGATATTTTTTTCATTATCCTATTTTTAAAATTTGTTTACGGTTTTTTTCTTTGCTTACATAACTAACGTGAACCCAACTATAATTAAATTCATTTATGAGTTGGTCAAAATCTAAATTTTCCTTAATATAATCAAAAATCATTTTATTGGTGACTTTTCCAGTGCCTTGAATATCGATCGCCTGACCTTTCACGTGTTGGCTAAAAGGTGCTCCACCCACGGCTTTATTTAAAATCGGGCTTCGGTAAAAACTTGAAACCCTTAACGGTGTTTTGAAATGTTCCCTTACAACGTCGAAAACCCGAATTCCTACCAATTGCATCGCTAATAGTTCATTGTCGCCTGGCTCGTTCTTAATGCCTTTTCTAACGGCAGTCTGGCTTGTGATTGCCTCTTGGTAACTAATGTATTTTGAAATATTTTTCATTTTGTAAATAATTTAAGGATTAATTGTCTAACAGCTTCCATTAAAGAACTTAAGAGATAGTCAATATTCCAACGGTAGATTAAAAATTCCATGATTTTTTCACCCGAAATGGCAACCACACCTATAATAGTAGACATCATTCTTTTGTCTTCAATGGTATTTATAAATGGAAATGCAAAATAAGCGCATCCAATACCGACTACATAACTGATGATTACACGAGTAAAAGTCACTGTTTCTGTTTTTAATTGTGTTGCAATTTTTATCGAAATACCTATTATAGATGGTATTGCTATTTTGATTAAAAAAGCGTTAAATTCGTTAACGTATTCTTTCATTTTTTGTACTTGAAAAACCAAACAAATGGCAGGGCTAATAATAAGGCTAATTCGTTTAATCCTAAAATTTCGGGATTAAAATATAGTTCATCCAATAAGTTGCTCAAACTTAATGAAAATAAAATAAATTTCACAAAAATACTTTTATTTAAACAAAATAAGTAAGTACATATAAGAAAGATGAACAGGGCGTTGCCAATATAGAAAAATCCTTTCGGGAAGTGCTCCCAGAATAAATAAGTGAAACACCCTGTTATTAATGCCATATACAAGATAGACTTCATCGGTCTTTTGGTCGTGTACCTACTAATTTTTCGGTGTTTGGCTTTTTCTTATCCCCTGCAAAATACCCAAGTAATACCAAGCCAATTGATAAGAATAATTGACTACCTGATTTTCCCGTAAATGCCCCCGTATTGTATGCTTGTATTAAAGCATCGATTAATAACGGCAAACCTGCCACTATTCCTGCTACTGTTGTTTTAAAGTTTTTCATTGTTGTATTGATTTTATGGAGTGATTTTTATCTATTTTGTCTAATATCCAAACAAGTACTTTACCTGTTTTTGTGAGTGTTTTGTCTCTTTCGTTTTTTCCCAAGGCGCTGGAAATGGTCTCTTCAATATTCCCGAAATGATACCCGTTTTCAGCCCTTAAAGTCTTGTTCAAAAGTGTTCTAAATTCTCGATTTGCGTATTTGTCCAAGTTGATGGCACTACTTTTAAAATAGCCATTCTTATTCTTAACAACAAGATAGTTTATTACCGCTAACGGCAAAAAAAGTATATATGCTATCAAGAATAATATCGCTCCCATTATTCGCTAAATATAAATTGTTTACCAATACATTCGCCATTCATTGTAACGGTATTTAGAATCCAAGCCTTTACAAAATCACTTGTAGGATGCAATTCAGGACTTTGGAAACTTCCTCCATTGAGATATTGTAATACATCTTCGTAAGAAGGATGTCCCCAATCTACCATGTGGTAGTTCTCTGGGTAGTTACCGTTGTTATTTATGTATTCTATAAAACCACGAGGCTCTAATTCCTCTGGGTCGTCATTAAATTTAAACGTAGCTTTTCTGTTTGTAGATTGCTCATCGTTTTTTTTACCTTGAAAAGCGATGTTAGATTTTTGTAGGACAAGCGTCCTTCCTTCTCTTTCAATGTACATTTCAAATTCAATCCTTAAATAAGAATCTTTTCGCCTAAGTGTGATACTTGTTTCTTCTATAAATACATTTTCGAACTTTCCTTCAGTAAGGATAGGGCTGTTGTATATTTTCGCTGTTAATTTCATGATTATAATTGTTTTTATTTAAAATTCTTCTTCAAATAATAAAGTCAATGAGGGTGTTCTCCAAGTTCCTGTAGGCGTTGTTGGGTTTAAGAATCCAGGGTAAACCCAATCACCAGCATTAAATATCACATCGTTTCTTATTTCTGTTCCATAAACAAAATTATAACTCACACCGCCTGAATATGTGGAGGTAAGTACTTTAGTTGCAACAGCTCCGAAGTATCTTTTGAACACATAAAGAGTGACATTAGCAGAAGCTAAAGCATTTCCTGAATGAACAACTGCTTTTAATCTGCATTTTATAGGTAACGCAGTCCCTTGTGTAGGATTGTTTATCGTCATAGTTGGATTATTAGCATGTCCTAATTCTCTGTCTGGAGTGTATGGATTTGCATTTGCAGCGTATGAACCAGTCCATGAGAATACTATTGAAAAAGTTCTTCTTGTAGTGTTTGCACCTGCCAAACTCCAAACATCTGTATCTATTTTAGTCAATGTTCTAGTTTCACCTTTCACCATTGCTAGAGTCAAGTTAGTTACAAAGGTGATTCCTGCGCCACCGATAGTTACTGTTCCATCACCTTGTTGAGTGTATTGCACTTTTGTACCAATAGGTATGGGCAAAGTAGCGTTAGTAGGTATAGTGAAAGTCACGGGATTAGCATTTGTAAAAACTATACATTCATCTGTGTCGGATAAATTTCTGCTTACTGTAGGTTCGGTAGTTATTAATAAAACCGTATCACCACCGCCTCCGCTAATCGTAATGTCGCCACTACCTAAGAGCGAAGTCCCGTTAATGGTCTTAATGTTTGTTCCCGAAACTAATGCATCTTGTTTAATATCATCCAAATCATTAACGATGGTCTTAATTTCGTTGGCATTGTCTGCCGTGAACTTATTAACCTCCGCTACTGGAATATCCTTAATCTTTACTTTATTGGTGTATGTTATTTTAGCCATATATATTGAAATCTAAATAGTAATCAAATCCTTCCTCAATCAATCCTGTTTCTTCTAAGTCGTCAATAAACAAACTTTGCTTTTCTTCTTGCGATGTTAGTGTAAAAGTATAACCGTTTAAATCAGATTTCCCTCCGCCTGTTTTAAAATCAACGTTTCCACATTGCATCCCGTTGTAAAGTCCAAAAATACGATATAAACCGTTGTTATCTTGAAACGCTACCCTCCAATCGTTTTTCAACAATAAATCAAATTCCTTTGCATTTTCAGACTTAAAGGTCATTGACAAACTTTGTTCAAAAAATTTTCCGCCCTCATTTTCCTGTTGAGTTTCGTTTGCGTTTGGCGTGGTTAAACTTTCAAACTTAAAAATAAAAGTCTCGGGAAACGAAACTAAATAATTCCCACTTGTAACAATTTGCGAACGGCTGTAAGGTTGCCATCTTAATAACCAAACAGCCTTAACTCCGCCTAAATTATCCTTGCACTTTCTATTATAATTTCCATCCAACATTTAGATTGATATTTTTGAGTGCGTTTACTTCGTCTTGGATCGTCTTATATTCTAATAACGGATTTTTACAAATCCATTTTTCAAACCGTGTAACATACATTTGTGCAAGTGCTTTGTATTTTCCTGACAAATATTGAACTTCATCTTTATCGACCACCTCTACATTTTCGCCACTACGTTTATAAATACCTGCATTATCGACCATATAAGAAGCGATTTCTATATACTGCGCCAAGGCTTCATTTTTAGTAATTGGTTTGATAAAATCGGTGTATAATTCAAGATACAAGCCCGTTAATGTTTCAGCTTCAATATCACTAATAATTTTGTCGTATAGTTCGCTACCAAGTAACGGCTCAATCGTTGTTAATTGCGTGTTTAAAATGCAAAATAAATATTTATCCGTGTCCGTGTTGCCCGATAATATCGTGCTACTAGTCATTTCTTGTGGTGTTACAAATAATAGTTCTGCCATTATTTCTGCGGTGTTAAAAATCCATTATTAGGCATATCGTTTGGTTTTTGATATATTTTTGAACCATATTTATTTGCTAAATTTGGCAGTATTTCTCCAAATTTTCTTGCTTGTGCTGGTGTTACTTTTTTTGCATTTGGATTATTAACATCGGCTTTCAAAGCGTAGGTTTCTCTAGTCCAAGTATGGCGACATCTTGCGCCACCTTTATAAAGTAGTATATCATAAGTGTTCGTTCCTTCGGGACCAAAACCCTCATTAACTACCGTTTTTGACATTCTTTGAATATCTTCAACCCGATATAGCTTGTTTGCTTTAATCATTTTTCTACAAAAATCTCTGCTATTATCTTTAATTACGCCTGTATATCTTAATCTACTTTTAAACAATTCTCCGTCTAACTCGGTACTTCGAGCATTTGGCAATGCTGTTCCTGTGCTTGTCGTAAAATGCAAATCGGCTTCTGTTTCTATTACTTTACTTTCGATTAATTCCCATTCATCTCCTATCTCCTCGCCTAAATCAATGAGTTGATCCGCAACAATCGTGTCTAAATTTTTTTTTTTTTCGTCACTACTCATCTGCGTAGTGGTTGACTGCTCCGAAAGTGGAATGAAATATAAATCCAAACCGATATTATAAGCCGTTAGGATTTCCTCCAACGCTTCAATTATAAACGATTGTTTCGGAGCGATTACTCTTTTCATTAATTGCCCCTCGGCTTCGTCTAATTCGTTTGCATTGTTGCCAAATCCCCCCTCTGACATAATACCAAACAATTTAGGACTAACGACTTTATGCCCCGTCATTATTTGTTGGCGACTTTCTCCAGTTAAATACTCCCATTGCTTATGCTGTGCATCGTTTACAGGAAAAGGTATGATAGTTATTTCGGCATCTCTACCATTGAAGCTAATCACAAAGTTCATAGCGTTTGGGCTGCCTGTAAGTTTTTGTTTAATCTTAGTTTCTAATTCGTCTTTCGCTTCAGGCGTCAAAGTACCACCGTCTGGAATATTGATAATATAACCCGCGCTTAAACCTTTTTTAATAGAATTGATATAAAAATTTGCCAGCTCCTCTTCCATCTCTGCGTAGGGAAGTGCGGACAAATAATCAGGGTCTGAAAAATAATTTTTACCCGCTTTGTATGGTTTAATACAATAGATTTCTACATTCTCTTTCGAAGTGCCAAAAGCTGGAAAAGGTTGCGCTGGATATTTAGTGATGTTTGTCCAATCCCTTGAATAAAAATAAGTATCTATTTCGCCCTCTTCATTTTCCAAGGCTGGTACTACTAATTGTTTAGGTAAGTGGTAAATCGCCCCTAAATCTTTGCCATTTTTTGCTCTAACGACTTGCATTGAAGCCTCTCCAAATAGTTCGAAGTCTGCAATAATTTTGCGAAGTTCTTTTTTGTTTAAAATTGTAACGAAATTAATCCACTGTGAAAGGTTTTTATTTCTGCAATTTAAACCTTGCCCGTAAATCAAATCAATATACGAAGAAATTATAGCAGCATTTGTAGGCGAACCGTTAAATCTATCAATAACATACTGATAAAAACTATTGTTTTTACCGTTTAAAACCCAATTTTTAGCCTTATTTTCCTCTAATTTCGGGCGTACATAGTTACTTAATTGCAAAAGTCTTATATCGTTACTCATAGTAGTATAATTCGTTAGAAGCTTTGAACGTTTGTGTATCTTGGGAAGTTGCAAAAATCATCCCGCTATATAAAACCTCTCCGCTATCTTTTATTTTTATTTTAAATTTATCCCCCTCAACAAAATCATAGTCAAAATTCACGATTAATAAGCCGTCATTAGTTGTATAATAACAATCAATTGTCTCATTATTAAACGATAA